ACCTCGATTCCAACAGAAGCCTTGTCAAGATTTTGATATTTCGCACCTTGACCTTTGAATTCTGCTTTGCTGATGCCGAGATGCCACGCCCAATGCTTGGATGAGAAGCACTGAACAATCAATCCATCTTGACCAACCACAAAAGCAGTGGCTACTCTATCGCTGGTTCCGTTCCAATACCTACTCACTGCCTCTGCATTGCCGTTGCCAGCAGTGTGGTGCAAATAGATTTGAGTCTTGGCTGACTCCTCGGCAAAGTACTGCGACTCTTTGAGTCTTACTTGCTTGATTTTTGAGATGTCTAATTCCATTTGTCAAGTTTTTTGTCCAATAAACTGGACTTTAATAAACCCCGACAACAGTATCATCGGGGGATTCTCGGTGTTCAGTTATCGTGAGCAGTAGAGTGGAGTTACTGCCATTTATCGAGTTCTGCTTTAGATCGTGTAACGAATCTACGCATGGCAGCGAGAATGTTCTTGCCGGTCACGCTCTCATATGATTCGTTGATACTCTTGACTTCAACTATCACGCAAAAGAAAGCCACAAATTTTGTCATGATGAGCTCAACTGCGATGAAGTGAGCAATGATATCACCAGCGATGTACTTCTCAATAAGGAATGTGAAGATGATACCACCACAATAGAGCAATGACTTACCGATTGTGTCAGATAGTCTGCGAGATTTGAATGCTTTCCAGCCTCCTTTTTTAACGCTTCTCCATACTCCGAATATGGTGTCAATGAATATGGCAAGAATGGCAACCAATACCATGGGCTGCACTGGTGCGAGTATTGTAACGAATGAAGCGGTCAAAATAAAAAGGCTGTTTTTCATCAGATGACAAGAATTTGATTGTTGTATCCGTTGTTGCGTGGATATCCGCAGTTCCATTCGCCATTGAACCAGCAGTCACCAAGGCACTGGAGGCACTCGATTTGTGGGCGAAGGTCAGTATCACGATTCTCGTGGCTAATGAAGATAGGATATTCCGCTTTGTTTTTGATTAAGTATTTGATGAGACGCATCTCAAAGAAAGATGCTTTCTGTGCATAGTGCTCCATGCCGAATGCAACTTCACTGCGAGAGACTGGCTGTGAGAAGTCACCACTCTGCTGCTGGAGTCCCTTGTTCTTGAGCTGATACGTCAAGCCAAAGACTGCATCTTCAGCGGACCTCCATGCGATGACAGGCTGAATGAACTGCACCAGGGTCTCCTCTTCAGGTGTCAACGTCTGATTGTTGTAAGCATCGAGCAAGTGGTTGTAGAATACGGTGCCCAATATCGGCATCACTCGGAGCTGTGCTTGAGTTGCTACATATGGGAACACATCAGTCACATCCACATTGGCAGTGATTGGCGTGTTGGTCTTGAGGTAGTTTTCTGTGATAAAGTACAACATTACGCTTGAGGTATTTGAGGTTGTGCGGCTGCTGCTGCTTGTGTTTGGGTTACATCACCACCTTCAATCGGTGGAAGTGATGCGAGTGCTCTGACCTCATTGATGGTCATCTGCTCAAGTACTTTGGTAGCAACCAATGGACTCAATGAGTTGAGTGCGTCAGATGTTTTGCTTGCATCTCCTTCAATTTCAACAATGGTTTCATTGATGATTTGGAAGTTGTTGATCGTGAAGTCAGCGAATCCGAGCTTGGCGATGTGCAGAATCTCATTGAAGATATCTTGCACTTGCTCACGCAATGGCATGACAACGTTTTTCTCGAAGATTACATATGCTTGCTTGATGTCACTACCAGAACCAAGTGAACCAGTGGTGCGGACACCCATCAAGATTGGGTCGATGGTGTGAGCAAAACAGATTTGCTCTGTGTTTAAACCAGATGCTTCCTGGAAGAGCTTGTCATTCGAGTTGGTTGGAATGCTCTCAATCTTTGGAAGCTGGTCTTGTGAGTTCGCAAAGAATGCGGCAGTCTTTCCAGCGTTCTGTGCACCTTTGAGCTTGTCGATGGTGTTACGCAGCACGTTCTTTTCCTCCTCCGATTGCGGACGTTTTGGGAACATGATTGCAAACGATGGGAAGATGCTGTTCTGGATGTTGGATTTGGCGAAGTACGAAAGCTCACCAGATAGGAATGCGAAGTTCAAAGCACTTGAATACTTCGGCAATGGATACCAATCTTGACCAAGGGTCTCTACCTCATAAACAAACAACTGTTCTGTGTCAGTGCAAGTCGGATGGTGCTTCTTGATTTCTTGCACATTGATTCGAGCCGACCAATCCTCACAGATGAAGTACTGATTTGGTTGACGACCACGTCTCACCTTCTCTGGCGATACGTTGTGCACTCTCTTGAGCTTCATTTTCTCATCAAATACCAAGCGAAAGTAAACACGATTGTGCACAACCAACTGCTCGGTGACTGCTCTTGCAATCTTTTTGATGTTTACTTTCTTCTCGAATGTGTATAGGTCAAGTAAATCCTTGGCAGTTGCACCCTCAACTTTGATATCAAAGCCACCACCAATGACAGCGTTGGTTTTGTAGTCCACAATGGCACCATGAAGAGGCGAGCTGAACACCATCTGGTTGAGCAGCTCTGGATACATATTGTCTTGTCCGAATGGAATCCATCCAGCGGTGGTGTATCTTCCGTTGACGTATGGCAAAGAGAGGTTTGCACCACCAACTTTCAAGAATGGTGTGCTGAATGCCTCGTAATTTGGTGAGATGACTTCCATCTCTGCTGGTTTTTGTGCTCTGAATCTATCGAATATGCCCATGATTAATCGTAAATTGATGATGTCGATGCACCACTCACAACCATTCTCCCCTCTTCAATGACAACACCAGTGGTATCCTCGATTGATGTGGGTGGAATTGTGGATTCGTACACCGAGTATGTATATTGTCCCTTCATTAGCTCGACATCAACGGGCTCATCCAAATAGAATAGATTGAATCGCTCTGGATAGTCGGAGTCATCGGGTGCTGTGAAGAGTATTAGGTCGGATGTTGGGTTCATTTCGTTCTGAAAAACGAACAAATAATATGGCGAAGTCAATGTCGACACCTCTGTCAGTGTCAGCACAATTGAATTCACCTCTCCCTTGTTAATGTAAATCATTTACTTATATTGCAATAGGGTCAAATTTTGTTCACAAAAAAAGCCACCCGATTGGATGGCTCTTTGTAGTAGGTTGATTTTTGATTAAGCAATGACAGCATTCACAGCAGCCTCTTCAATCTCGTATGCGAGGAAGTCATTCTCTGCGATCAATGTCACAGAGTACTTGCTACCATCTGCACGAGTAGTACCTGAACCTTCGCCAACAGCACTCAACTGAAGGAATGGGAAGTACCAGTACTTGCCGTTCATATCCTTAACAATTGCGTTAAGGTATTGTTGACCAGCACCCAAGATTTTGATTGCTTGAGATTTGTCTTGGTCTCTGCGGTGGAACATCAAAGAGATTGTCGCAGTCACATAAGATGAACCGTTCACGAGGTCGATGGCAGCATCTTCAACATAGCTTCCAGTGTTTCTGCGTATCTCGAAAGGAGTATAGTCAGGAGCACCACCAGCTAAAGTGATAGCATCGATCGTCCATGTGTTGGTTGCATCTAAAGTGAATGACGCAATGTTGTCTTGCTGATTAATCCAAATCTTCTCGATGCCACCACTATTGTTGTCGCACGATTTTACGATTGTTTCTAAAGCTTCACAAGCCATAATATTTTTGATTTATCAGTTTGAAAAAATAGGGGGGAATTTCACCCCCCTGGATATATTAAGAGTAGAGAACTACTTCAGCACCATTCACGTGAACGAAACCAACTTTCATGTTGGCACGAGTACGGATGTAAGGCTCTGCAACTGTGTCAGAAAGGTTAACAGCTTTCAACGCTTTGTCATCACCTTCTGCATCGAATGCATAGATAAGGTTGTCTTTCAAAGTCAAGACAGCAGTGTCATTCGGCATACCCTCACAAACAACAACTTTCACACCAAGGTATGTCAATTGAAGTGGAGTGGTTACATATGTCATGGTGTTTCCAGAAGCAGCAGCCAATTCGTATGCGTTAGCGATGTTCGTAGAAACATACAAGCGAAGGTCAGCTTTCTTGCGGATGATTGCAGCAGGAGCAGCAGCGAAGATAAGAGCTAATTGAGCCAATACGTTACCAGAGTTTACAGTTGTATTCGCAACGTCAACAACAGTAGCGTCAGCCAAAAGGTTCTTGATGTAACCATCGCAAAGAGCCAATGTAGCGTTCTCACTTGTTGTGTCACCTTGCCAACGGATAAGCTCGATGTCTTGACCGATTTGCTTCGCCATTTCATTCCAGTAGAAATCCATGAAAGATGCAACAGTAAAGTCACCATTTGAACCTTTAGCCATTTGAAGGGCAAGGAATGATTGCTCAAGGTCGAATTGACAGATTTGAGCCATAGCACTTAATGCACATACATCGATTTCAACTGCGCTCAAGTCGTCAGTTGGAGCATCGAATGGGCAAGAAGATGCTTGCAATACATTTCCAAAAAGCACAGTCGCTAATTTGGTTTTAGATTTCACACCTGGTAAAAGGCGGTAATTGTCAGCGATAGACTCTTCACTCAAATATGCTTTAGAGTAGAATGCCTCTGGGTTCGCTGCCAATAGAGCGGATGCGTCAACATCCAAATCGAAACGGAGTTTTCTTGACATTTTTATTTGTTTTTTATTGATTACTGAATTGTTTAAATGCGGCAAATTTTTGGCTCATTGTAGCCTCGGCAATTTGCTCCTCTGCCTTTTCTTCTTCTTTCTCTGCGTACATCTCTTCCATTTGATTGCGTAGGTCAGCGATGATGGCAATCAATGCCTTCTCACGCTCCTCAATCACTGGCAAGACGATTGCAAGAATTGCTTCTGCGTCTGTTGCTGGGTCGATAGCCATCTCCTCTTCAGTTGTGGTAGACTCTTCAGTTGTCTCTTCAACTGTTGTATCTTCCATTGCAACCTCTTCAGTTGACATCTCTTCCTCAACCACTTCCTCGGTTGGTTCTTTTTCCACCTCTTTGATTTCAACAACCTCGCCATCTTTGATGACGTAGATTTTGTCCTCAATGGTGTGTTCTCCATCAGGTAACTTCATTGTATTAAGATTTAATTGTTCCGAAAGTTTCAGACCAAGGAAGCCTTCGATAGAGAAACCAACTTGACCCTCTTCAACCAATTTGTTGTAGTATTCTGGGTCAGTCACTTGAGCAGTCACCATGAGAGTTCCTTCCGGTACCTCGATGCCAAATGTGCTGAATGCTTTGTCTTTGGTTGGGTTGTCCACGATCCATGTTTCAAGGATGTAGGCTGGTACCTTCTTATCAGTGTCATGCTCCAGATTGAATATGTCACGATTGCGGAGGTCAGCCATAAACTTGGCGTGAATCTTCTCAATGACATCAGCGGTGAACTGCACATAATAGTCACCCTCTTCAGAATCTCTGCGATAGATGTCCATAGGTATCATGGCTGGTGCAGTGATGCGATACTTCACATCATCAGCGAAAAGCATCTTATTCTCGCTATTGAAAGCAAGTCCCTTCACCTTTATGGCTGGCATATTGGTGAAAGCAATCATCTCGATTCCCAAATTCTCGCCATCGGCATATTCATCCTCGATGGTGATTTTGTAAATTGGAAGGTCTTTGGTCATGCTTATATTGCATTTTTTTTATCTTTGTTCAAAAATTAGTATTATGATACAGATATTCGACCAGGAGATTCCTAACAAAATGAGCGAGCTGACGATTGAGCAGTTCGAAAAAATCAGCCAAATCCTTAACAACCAAGACTTCGACAACATTGAAAAGTATGTGGAGATGTTC